AACTACTCATGGGTAGCCAATGCAATACCAATTGAGAATAGAGTAGAAGGGTTAAGCTGGACACATCACCGGGCTGTAGCGTCACTATCAGTTGATCAACAGCAGCGGATGCTAAACGAGGCACTGGCAAAGCAATTGACTGTTGCAGAACTAACTAGGTTAATTAAAGGCGAGCCTGATGTAGTACCTGAAAGGTTGCCAATGGTTACAGTCCCATCAGGTATGACTGTAGAAGAAGCAATTGAACGATTGCAATGTCTTGTTGAAAACCAGACAGTGATTTTTCAAAGATGTCCTGAATGTAAACACGGTTTCGAGTAATAATAGGGTCCCGTGAAAACGGGGCCTTTTTTTGTTGAGGAGGACAAAAATGATTACAGTGTTTAATGGGAAGTCATTTGGACTATCTGGGGGAAAAGCATCTGGCTTTGTTCAGATAGACAGATTATTAGTTGACCATATAACTGAGTTCACACCATCTGGGTTTGTAGTATTTATGGTTATCGTCATGCATGTAGACAATGAAGGGTACTGTTGGCCTAGCATAAAGAGGCTTACTGAATGCACGGGATTGTCAGAAGCAACAGTTCGCACAGCACTTCATTACCTTACAGGCATGAAGATAAATGGTAAGAGGCTACTTGAGATAAACGCTAGAGTTTCTGCCAACGGCAGGACAACTAGCAATGGATACAAGTTGTTTCCTGATTCAATTGACCACGACCCAGATGTAAAGGTCACATCAGTTAAACAAGAAAGAAAACAGATTGAAAAGGAAGATGATCCAGCATACGGATTGTATTCAGCGTTTAAGTATGCACGGTGGGGACTTGCGTTTGAAGGCCCAGTTTCTGAAAGAGAATGGAAAGATGTACGTCTTACAATCTGGCAGATGCACAAAGCTGGAGTTACAAGCGAGGATGTACAAATACGCACAAAGGTCTTGTTGAGTAAGTGGAAGAATGCAGAGATGGTAACAGTTCGCTCTTTGTGGAAACACTGGGGAACATATGCCCTTCCACAGGTTTTGATCAATGGTTTACCAACAAGTATAGAGGAGTGGTTCAATGACAATGACGGATAAATTATTGGCTGTACTATCACAGCTGCCAAGTAGTATTCAGTGGAATGAGACAAGCCAAACGGTATATCGCGTGGCTATTAACGGACTAACAGACGAAGACATTAAGGGTGGATGTCAAAGGATTCTGACTAGGTGCAAGTTTCGTCCTACTCCATCTGAGGTGTTGTTATATGTAGCGGTTGAGAAGTATGGAGATGCTCAACCACACATGATTACACACGATATATGTGAAGGTATGCGACTAGGATTAGAGCAGAAACACCTTCACCCAACAGTATTGTTAGTCCTAAAGAAGACTGGTGGCTATAAGGCTTGGCGGGTAGAGTCACCAATTAAGGGACAGCAGCTACAAGAGGTCATCAACGAAGTTATGATAGTGCGATTAACGGAATACATGAATGAGCAAAGATCAAAATCTTAGAAGCATTGGCTTTAATATTGAGATACCAGCGGATGTTATGAGTGAGCAATCACTCATAGCATCTGTTTTACTTGGTGGTAAACAATTATTTAAAAATCTAGCACATATCGATAAGAGTATGTTTTATCGAGTGTCGCACAGTTTAATTTGGGATGCATATATTGCTATTGATAAAGCTGGGCAAGATATAGACATCGTCACAGTCAATGAGGAGTTGACGAAGAAGAACGCATTAGAGGCATGTGGTGGGCTTGCATACATTATGCAGTGTGCCGAATTGCTTCCGACTACATCTAATTACGAGAGCTATGTAAAGCTAGTTATTGAATACCATAGACGTAGAGAGATCATATTTTCTTCAGAGCTGGCAAGCAAGAAGGCTTCAGTTGGTGATGAAGATATAGATACAATCATTTCCGATTTAAATAAATCTGTTATGCACAGCCATTCCGGAAATGCTACTGACGATTTATCTAAATTAATGATTACCGCGTCGGGTATTGCTATAGGTCGAGAAAAAGATGAGGTTGCGTTTAGCGTACCAAGTGGATTTGAAGATGTTGATTCTATAACAGGAGGATGGCGAGACGGAGAACTTATTATTGTTGGCGGAAGACCATCTATGGGTAAGTCAAGCCTTGGGCTTCAATACGCATGGAATGCCGCACGATTTATGCGTCATCTTGATGAAAAGGTCGGTGTATTAATTGTAAGCGCAGAGATGTCTAAGGACATGGTTACTGCTCGTATGTTGTCAATCTACAGTGAAGTGGATAGTCAAGTTATACAGACAAAAATACTGAATAACTACCAGAAGGATAAGCTGCAAATTGTAGCTCAGGAGGCTAAGACACTTCATGTTCGTATTGTCGCCGATAAAACTGTCACCCTTGGAGGAATCCGAGATGCAATTAGAGACACCAAAAAACTATTTAATGTTGGCTTGGTGGTTGTTGATTACTTACAGATGATTGCTATGCCAGCGTCATATAAGTCCGAAAACAGAACTCGTGACATAGGCGTTATCAGCAGAGGGCTAAAGGATATTGCGCGTGAGTATAAGTGTCCGGTTATTGCTTTATCGAGTCTATCTAGGGCAGTAGAGCAACGACAAGACAAGAGGCCAATGATGTCAGACTTAAGAGAGTCTGGTGATATTGAATCTGACGCTGACGTTATCCAGTTCATTTATAGAGCTGGATATTACGAGCGGAGTCAGGATGGCCAGCAAGACGAGGAAGATAAAGCAGAGATCATAACAGCCAAGAACAGAAATGGGAAAACTGGTATGTCAATGCTTAAATTCCAGTGTAACTTTGCCAAGTTTAGTGATTACACCCTAGACAGTTTTGACCTTTAAGTAGACCTTTTTTTGGTCACTACTGACAATACAATAAACATTAAAGCAACGAGCAAGATCTCTAATTGATGCATACGATTTACCATCGCGCACAATACATTGAAGGGCCAGTGGGTTATTATTAAACACTGGCCCGTCTTGCCAAGATAAGCCATCATCAGTCCCATTGATAAGCCTAATAAACTCACGCACAGGCGCGTAAGTTTTACTGTTGTGTAATAACGCAACAATGTGCTTTTCTCCATAAACAATTTTCCAATCACTTCCAGATTCAATTAATCCCCACGGATGAATAAAGAATACGTTATCTTTGTTTCTTCCGGCATAAACATTGTTGCGTTTAGCAACCATGTACCCATTACGACTTCCGTCGTTATTACTATTGCCTTCAATAGAAATTAATGTTCCGCCTTCAGAGTAACCTGCGACAATACCAATATGGTAAGCATCATTGTCAGATACCAAAATAACAATGTCACCCGGTCTACCTTTTGGCGAAATACATTTATTTTTTCGTGCATTAGCAAGCCAAACATCGCAGTCAGCACTAATGCACAATGGCCAATCAATCCCACTTTGTGCCTCCCATTCCATAGCTATAGCACTTACAAATGACGCGCACCAAAAACTTCCAAGAGGAGCATGTGCATTTGTGTTCCACCTATCAATTAATGGTCCGCAATTCGATCCTACAGGGGTCTCTGATACACCGATGTATTTTTCTGCAATTGCTGTAAACAAAGTGCTATTCGTTTCCATTATTTATACCCTCTTCACTCTTTATGGAATTTTTTATTTCATCTTCACGCAATTTTTTCTCTCGTGCTTTTTCAGCATTGGCACCAAGAGGTAACTCGCGCTGAGCCATTGGAATTTTAGTTCCATATTTTTTGGCTGATGGAGGAACAAATCCAAGTAAGGTTTTTTGTGACCATGTAGGTTCTTCAAATCCTTCAATAACATTTGTTAATCCACGTTTGTCAGCAAGAGCATCTTTAATAGTTGCATACTTCCACCACGTACGCTCTAAGTAAGATAGGCGTTTTACCGTTGCACTTGCTAATCCAAGATCAATCTTGAAATCCATTTTTCGCTGAAATTTTTCGGGGTCCACGTAATAACCAAATCCAATCATACGAAGCGCATAACCCTTCCAGAACATAGTCATAGCTTCTTCACTTGTAATAACAGGCGCATTACTAAACTCTCTGTCTTGATACACAAATCCAGCAAGTTCATCATCAGGAATTGACTTACTAGCAGCGTATTTAGCTAAATCCTCATACCATGCTTGCACAAATACATAGTTTGAAAAGTTGCTAAGGAAATTACTTTGCACAGGAGCAAGGCCTTGGAGCGTTTGGTAAATCAGTGGTGGCTTCAACTTGTTGGCTGCAGCAATAGCCATGCCTTCATTACGAGAGAACGCAGGGCGATTTCCATATGACGATCCAGACAACGCAGCGTAAGTAGCTTGAGCTAAATTGTTAAAACGGTTAAAAACGTAAACATCGAGTACGGTCTTAGCAACAGCCCTTACCTTTGAAGCGGGAGTACTTTCTGATTGCTCCATTGCAGCTGCTATGGGTCTAGCTAATCCACCTAGTTTAGTAAATGGAGCAATTCCTAGGGTTTCTGTTGGCGAAATAGGAAGGTGTCCAAGATTCTTTAAACCGTAAATACTAAACTGTCTCCAAGTATATGCTTCTTTAGGATGTTCCTTATCCCATTTTAATTTAGTTCCATATCCAAAAGCTATAGCTAACGCAAAGTACGTAGCAAATTGTTGCCCTATCCGAACGTTTTTAGCCCACTTAGACAATCCTGTCGCACTGGTTGTGTAATAATCTGAGAAATCTGTATCAAATAGATTACCTCGCAAAAACTTTGGACCATTGCGCATTAATCTAATATAGCCAGCATTGACTGCAGTTTTTGCGGGATGCATAAAGTCAAGGCCCATCGAGTGCACAAACGCACGATTGTAACCGGGTGCTACTTCTAATGCATTCCAAGTTGCATTTAAAGCACTTAGTAGCGGAGCTTGCATTCTGGATCTAGCAAACTGTTGGTTACCAAAATCTAAGTTTACGTCAAGTATTAATGCTCGTTTATCTTTACGTATCTCGTGATCTCGTCGGTAATTTTGTTGTTGATTAGCAAAGACATTAAATCTCTTTCGTCCTTCAGCTAATTCCATTTGATCAACAGCTGTCTTTAATGAGAACAAATCACGCCAAAGTAAACGAGTTTGATCAAATCGACCACTAACACCTACTATACTTTTAGCTGCACCGCTAATAAACTCATCTTCCATATCAAGTGGAGTATCCATTAACGTCTTATATTTAGCTGGATCCTTCATTCTGTTTAAAGCATGTTTTGCTTTCCAGTCATAATAATGACTTTTCCATCCTAACTCAGCAAGTTCAGACATTGTGTAGTTGCTTTTGTTCAATTTGTTTACTTGCTTAAGCATTGACTCCATTGCCATTTCGTAATACCAGTTACCTGCTAATGTCCACTTGGCGTTGTATCTAGCTCCTCTTAAAAGTAAGTCGGCAGCATATCCTGCAAAAAATGGTAAGTTATCCCGGCTAATCATAATCATAGACGGCAATGCCATTCCTAATGCATGGATAGCTCCAAGTGGATCATTCATTGCTCTTCGAGCGCCCTGAATGCCAATGGTTGATAAGTCAAATCCCAAGATGTACTGACCAAATTGGCCAAAGGCTTTAATTCCACCGATTGTATGTTCAAATGGAGTTTTAGAGAAGACGGTTAAGCCTTCATCCATACTCATTGACATTGCCTCGCCACTGTTAATCACAGGCAATTTACGCTTACTCATTGTCTCGTCAACAACCGGCCACATCTCTGGTCCAATACCCAATGTAATGCGCTTGCCTTGAAGAGATTTAAGTATGCCACCCTTAAGGTTTGGATCCTTGTGGATGACCAGTTCGTCTGGAGCATTTGCTTCAGCGTGACCTATGGTTTCATCTGATATCTTAGCTGCCCAAAACGCTTGTAATGTTGGATAGTCTGATTCGGCTCCCTTGGTCAATTCGATGTCAGATACGTAATCTAACGACTTCTCTGGTTCTGGAGATTCCATAAACGTAGGTGATTTTGAGTACCAAGTATCACCAGAAATATCACCCATAATAGTTCTGTCTGCTACTGGAAACAATTGTTCTCTGGCGCCAGCACCTAGCTTTTTATACAGGTCACTCTTCTTAACCGATTCACGAGCAACCAGTAATTTGGCGATATGGTATTCCTCATTTAGTACACGTAATTTAGTAATACCCTCGGCGGACTGATCACTCATTGTTGCTGGCAGTGTGGCTTTAATTAACTCATGTAGGTTTTGCGACCTAGGGTTTCCGGCTTCATTCCACCAACTATTAAGCTCAGTAAAAGAGAAGCCTGAATCCTTGTTGTACTTTACCCTCCACGCACTTATCCCCTTGTTTTTCAATGAATCAGCAGTGTTAGTTTTAAAGGCGTCTACATTCGGAAGTATCAATATAGCACCATAAGATGGGTCATCGACTACCCTGCTTATCTGATCCGGGCCAAGCATTAACCTCAAAACTTCGGCTGCTTTACGAGCGCTGCCAAATAACTCTTCTGAGTTGTACTTTTGCCCATTAGACTTAGTTGTCCATGGCTGTGCGGTACTGGGCATTGGGTCGTTAGGCTTAGATGTTGCGTTGTATCCGTACATTTTGTCAACACTTTGTGCAGGTATCCACGTATCGGTTATTACGCCGTTAACTAGCTTTTTGGTTTTAACTACGTATTCAGAAATGCCAGTACGTAAATTAACTTGCACGACTGAACCTTGTTCTTTTTGCGGAGCAGCACTTGCAATGTCTCTGTCTGGTATTTCAAATATTACATGATCGCCATTAATGTCAATTAACTTTGCGTCATTCCAGTTTCGCTGCGTTGCAGTACGTAATCTTGCATCAGTGGCAAACACATGACTTACAGTATTAAACATATTCAATGCATTAACGTGATCAAGTTGCTGAGTCGTGTTGTTTTCAGTGTGGCCAATTCGCAATAAATCTTTCATAAACTTAGTTTGACTTTGTTGGTCACGGAACACCTTTGTCATTATGTGATAAAGGACAGCTTGATTTGCAATGTCTAGATTTCGAGTAGATGTAATCTCTGCTGTTGTAGTTTCTGGACCAAAGCGTAAATTTCGTCCAATGTAATTTTTCAGTTGCTCTTCTGACTGTTCAACATTGAAAACTTTATTAATTAGAGATTTGACATCATAAACAATGCCATCACGCTCAAACGTAGTAGGAATAGTAGATGGATACACGAGTGGCTGAAGATTAGTTTTTGCAAATTGCCACGCCGTGTACAACTGCGTCAAGCCATTACTGCCAGTAGATGCCCATAACTTTATAAGGTAATCTGTGCCAAATTTTTCAATTGTAGACGCTGCTTCATCTACTTGTAAATCAGTCATTTCAGGAGTAAATATGCCGTTCAATATACTAGACACATCAATGGATGTATCTCCCATTTTAAGTATTGCGTCAGGAACGGTTATGGTTGATTCACCAGATGCACGAGCAGTTGCAACAGCTTGTTTTACTGTTGTCAGGAAATTCTGCATTTCCTCTAGGCTTGTAAACTTATTAGTCATCCATTGAGTAAAAATCTTGTCAGAGTTAGATGTCGCACTCGAAAAGCCTAGCTTGTATTTAACAGGCACTGAGTTATGCCAAACGCTTAACTCACCGCTAGGCCTCATCATATTTTGACGCTGATTGAATAAGAATGTGCCAAGTAAGTCTAATGTGTCTGGTCCCAAATCAGGAAGCAACTCAGTCAATCTCAGCCTGAATTGCGTGTTGTTGTATTTGTACCTAGACCAAGGATCAATTGCAGCAACAGATTGCGCAGACAAGTTTGTCTTATCGGCATTTGCAATACGCTGACCAATATTCAAACTTTGATCTTGAAGTAAGTTATACAAATTGACTCCGTAGATATTTGTAAACGAACCATCGTCACTGCCAGCATATTCTTTTGCTAGTGACTGTATCAATCCTTGTTGATGATCGTAATTTAACTGACCAGAATGATCAGTAATGGCTTTGTCAACACGCGCAAGCATCGAGTACACAACGTTATTAAACTTAGGGGTGTCTACCTTGCCGGTTGAAACAATATATGGCTTAGCTATCTTGTCTTCAGTTTTAAATGCATCATGGCCAATGAGGATTCGCATTTTTGCTTTAGACATCTTGCCGTCTGTCATTAATTTATGTCGGTCACCGTCTTTTTCATACATGTTTATATCGCCAGTTGTCTCAACGATATACATGTAATCTTTTTTACCGGCTCTCTGTTGTCCCTTCCTAAATTTGCCAGTTCCTTCAAACTGCAATTTGTACCAAGACATTTTATTACTATCAGAACTTACATCAATCCAGATAACGTCTTTGCCTTTTACGTTTTTCATCGTAAATGCGTATTTAGCGCCAGCTTGCTTTGCTTCTTCTTGTGTCACGTAATCAGAAGACATAACCATTCCAACTACGCGTCCAGTTGCACGTTGACCAGACGCCAGCTCTGTATTAGTAGACGCATTGTTTAGGAATCGCCCTACTTGTATAGAACTATCTAATACAACTCCACCCTGCCCCATTAATAATTTGACTCGATCGTAATTTCCGCCAAACATCTTTTTCATAAATGGATTGTTTGAGTCAACTAACCCCATCATGTCAAAAGGGGTCACGCTGCGCAATGCACCTGACGCTTCACGTTGATGATGAACTGTAAAATTAAGCCAGCTGTAATGCTGTAATGGGAAGAACTCTCTTTCGTTACCACTTTCAGCCGTTGATCCATACGTAACAGCGCTTGGATCTACGAAATATGCATTCATTGCATGCCCGTCTTGCATAACGACATTACCTGCGCTTGCTGCTCCAAGACGTTCAGCTATAGGGCGTAATACGTTTCCTAAACTATGCAATACAGCAGTTGTGTTGTCTGCCCTACTTTTCTCAACTCCTCCAGAATAAACAACACCATCATGAGTCAAGAAGTTAACAAATGATGTTGCCGTCATTTCGTGTAATAGAGTTCCCCATCCCTTCCACCCAGAAACACTTTGTAATCTAAAGTTATGTTTATTTCCTCCAGATGCAATGTGTGTGTCGTACGCTGCGCTTGCTGAACTAATTAACGTATACGCATCAGACATGGATGGCTGAATTTTGTCAGTCTTCCCATCTGTACCCTTTTCTGGCATTACAGCTTTAAGATATTCAAGTTGCATGTAATCAGGTAGCGACATGAACAATACGTGTGACACTTCGTGTGCAATCGTATATGCTGTTCTGTCAAAACCCTTCTTTGATGCTATGTAAATTAATCTTGCTACTGCATCATTAGAACGGCCTAACGTATGTGTCATTCCATAAACGTATTCACCCTCTATAGGGTTGTCCTTGTGACTTAAATTAGCCGTGTCGGATAAGTGCTGTTGCATTGTTGCAAACAATTGATTGTCTTGATTGTAGAAATTTTGTTGTAACTGAGCTAATCGTAAACTTCTCAATCGTAATAATTGCTCTGGTGATAGTAATGCAGACTCAGTGCCGTCTAAATTGACAATTTTTCCAGCCATTATTGAACCAATAGATGCATTTGCAGCTGAAAACTGCTCAATGATTGATCCATCAATACGAGCAAGGGCCATCAATGCTAAATATTCCGAACGAGCTGAAGCAGGATTTAAATCGATATCCGCTTCCATGTCTCGCTCAGCTTGGCTTAATGAGTAAATGTCATACAGCTTAGCAAGTTGACGTGAAACCTCAATAGCATTTGCTTTATTAGTAACTACCTTGGTTACTGCTGAGACATCACGTGCTTTTTTGTTGCTACCGTATTCCTGTAGGACCTTATTGTATTCATCTCGAATTAACTTAACCTTGTTTAAATCAGCAGCATTTAAAGACAATGAATTTTTGTTTACAATTGCGTTGTAATACTTAAGCATGTCTTCAAGCTGCTCGACAGTCATCTTTGACATGTCTTCTGGCTTTGAAAATATAGAGAACTTAGACAAATTACCTGCTACAGACTTGTCGTGCTCAACTGCATCACCTTTAATTTGATCACGGACGTCATACACAGAAGGCTTAGGCGCAACCGGATCAGCAGTAACGCGGACCTTTCCCTGAACATCCATTGCTGTAAGCATAGTTGTAATCATGTACGGAGCAAAATATTCACTTCGTGAATTCATTCCAATTACAAACGTGTTGCCTAAGTTTGACTTTGCCATAAAAGACGATGAACGTAATCCAACTGCAGCCAAAACTTCTTGTAACATCTTCATGGATATGCTTGATGTTTGTGCGTTGTTTTCTTTACTGCTGTTGAACAGGTCATTCATTGCTTCAATAAACTTCTGTTGTTTAGCTGGGTCATTTTTTGTTGCGGCAATCCCTCGCTCATATACGTTGTTGAAAAATATTTGACCGTTAACTAAATCTTCTGCTGATCGATTTGTATTATGAACGCGTCCACTTCCGGGCATAACGGCAACTTCAAATGTGCTGTCTTCTGCAGGTAAAAACACTTTTCTGAATTTTGTTTGCAAGCTACGTGTGTCAATAAGTTGTTTCAATAACTGAGATTCTTCAAACTTTCCGGCAATAGCATCTAGTATTGTTACGTCTACTGGACTATCGTTAGCCGCTTCGCCCCACATCATGGACAAAAACAACTTCTCTAATCCTGCCCTGTTGTTAGCTCGAAGTAATTTAACTCTTGTAGCTTGAGGAGCGTTTGGATCTGCTATAGAAACATCTGTTCCTAATGCAGCTCGATCGTATTCAACTACAGTTACATTAGCCATGCCTTGCGCATCAACCAATGACTTCATATCTCCACCAGCAGTGACGATTGCTTGTTCCAGTTCGGCAGCACGTCGAACTAATTCTTGAGCGGCTCCCGGTTGTGCAAGTTCTTCTGGTGTAAACGTACTTACTAATGCATGTACTGCATCAGAAATAAGCATACTTTCACCAGCGGTGAATTCAAAACCCATGAACTTAACAACTGCACCCGTAACATCGCTAGATAACTTCATGTAGTCTTCGAGAGCCATGTTTGCATCTTGTGCCATTTGTCCAAATCTAACTACGTCTTGCAGGTTTCGGTTTTGAGTTTCAAGTCTAATGATAGAGTCTTGTGCAATTTTTAGGTTTTTAGACGGACCAGTGATGTGCACGTTTAAAACTCTCGCTGTAAACGTTTTTAGTAACATGTTTTGAAAGTTAAGCCAAGCCTTTACGTTTTCAGGGCTTGTCATATCCATTGCTATGTCTGTTGCAACAATTCTGCGTAAAGTAGCTATTGCCCTGTTTCTAGTAGTTGCATGAATGTCAGCAGATTCACCAACTACATAATTTTCATTTGTTACATATTCACGTACTTGATTAATGTCGTTTTTAAATTGATAGTACGAACCGGGGTCACTCATAAACATAAGCGCCGGGTATTCTATTTCACCGCCTGTTAAATCAGCGAGTACTGATAGCAATGAGTCGTGAACATTGGCATCACCAGTTCGTAAAGCTTCGCTTACCAATCCTTGAATCGTATGCCATGCACCACCAAACAAAATAGTATCAATCTTATCCTTATCAGATAACCTCGAATAACCTTCTTTGATTTGTGCTTCAGTAGACTTTAGCTTGGCTAATTCTAATCCTGTGCCTATTTCCTGCCCAGTTCCAGCATCAATTGTCCCAACACTAAATTGTTGTGATGATTCAACTAACGCAACATCGTTACCCATCTTCTTCATGACGTCTGCAACGTTAGTTAGTGTCTCTTGTGCTAGTGCATAACTTAATGCGGTTTGCGATTGATTAGTAGCCGATCCAGCCACTACTAATTCGGTGCTTGATAATTGTTCTTGCGCAGCTTCCATATCGCCAAATCGTTGCGCGATTACAGCATCACCAACATCAATAGGAACTTGCTGTTCAGCTGGCAACGATTGATTCTGAGCAAGTTTCTTGACAGTGTCTACATAAACAGCAGTTGCTTGCTTGACTAACATTTGAGTTAAAGAATCTGCTCTAGTGTCATTGAACACACGAGCACGTCTCATGTCTGTAGCAATTGCTGTCCTCTCAGCATTTTGATTCCCAAGGTGTTCAGGATTGTGGATAATCTCCCAAAAGAACCCTAGTCCGTTTTGGTAAAGTTCTACCTTTAGGTCATCCAATGTACCTAGCGTTTTTTCTACATTGTATACACTGCGCACTTTCTCTAGTGCTGCGTCATATCCTGCCTTAGTTGCAAGAATAGGATTGGAGCCAACTAAGTTTTCAGGACCCCTCTCTGGCAAGACTGCTGCTAACGCTTGAATTTCAGCAGGTAATCCAGCAAATTGAGAAATCATCCACATGCGTGGAGACCCCAAAACCTTTGAGTAAATCAAAGGGTGAACACTTCTAAGTAACCCGGCTAGTTCAACAATCTTTGCTTGCGCTACTTCTTTATTTTCAGCAAGAGACGGATACAGCTTAAAAATACGGGCAAGCTCGCGGTTCATTCGTTCAGGAGATGCGTCAGCACCACCAAGTAACGCTCTGTTTAAACCTAATGCAGCATTAACTATTAACGCTTGGGCCTCAGTTGTTCGGGTTGTTCGAGGTGTTCCTGTGCGCGAAAACACTGTTACGTCAATTGGTTCAGATCCAGTTAGTTCAGGAGTAGCACCTAACTTGATTTCGGCTGCACTAATTGCTGCTTCAATCTCAGGATTGAAATTTGACAATCGCAACAAGTGATAAGCCTGACGTAGTTTTCCAGCATTAGCAGGAGAGTTAACATCTATAGTGGACATCAACTCGTTGAATGAATTTGCTGCTGCAATATAACCCATATGTGCAAGTTCAGGGTTCAAGTCAATCCATGCAGATAAAGATTTTACTAACGAGTTATACAGATCAAGGTATTCAGTATGTTCTTGTGTTGCGATCTTTAGAAGAGCTGCCGGTAAGGTCTCATGTGTTGCGTCGGCAATCTCATGGAAAATATACAAGTCAGCCCCAGATGAAATAGTAAGCATGGCTTCAGCCATAGCTCTTTCAAGGTCAGTAGAGCCAGTATCAACTGGGCGAATCATTGACCTGTCTACACCACCAATGTTATGGTCTGTAAAAATTCGTTCAAGTACATCGTGCTTTACTGCATTTGTGTTAATTGCGTCTCCAGACAATATGTAGTGGTTAGCACCTTCAATATCTGTAATGTCACGAGCGACAGCCATGTTTCCATCTGAATCAATAACTAAATATGTTTTACCGTCCGACTCAATAATGCTTCCTTGACGAACATCTGACTTTACACCGGATGCATCCTGCCATTCAGGAGCGTGTTTTACGTATTCACCAATAACACCTTTGATTGCATCTAATTTGTCTTCTGGCTTTTCACTTGCTTTTGCAATTGCAATTAAATCGCGTAACGTTTTGTTGTCGTTAATGTGAACAATGCCTTGCTCAGCCATGCCTCCTTGACCAGATGCCAGTGGTACAGCTGCGCTTGCGGATTCAGGATTTAACGATTTTAAATAATTGATTACGCTTGTTTCATTACTTAAATCCAATGCAGTTGCTACATCAATAGGTGGCAAATGACGGCCTTGAGGAAGACCAGTATTGGATGTAAACACAATAGAACCATTTCTAGACTGATGCATGACCCAGTCGTGATGTGCAAGGATAGGCCTTAACCCATATATGTCATTATCGGAATCAGCAATAGCAACCTCGTGTGAGTGTGGATATAACGGATTAACACCACTTTTACGGAAAGCAGTTGAGTCACCCTCTTGAGACAACCCTGATTGTTCAGTTAAGTATTTTAATGCTGGGACATAACCATCTTTTGCTTCCACGTTAGCAAATTCAGAATCACCAACATAAGATGCAACAATGTTTTTGTTTACTGTTTTATGCGTACCGTCTTCAATCGCAAAAATAACGTTACCGTTTTTATCTAAACCAAAGAAGCGATGAATCTTGCCGTCTTTAGTAAATATAGAATCCATCAATGTCTGAACAATATTTTGTATGTGTGGGGATCCCTCAACTAGACTAACTAGTGAATCTACCTTTGGGTCAACGGTAGACAATTCTCGTGTTGATGTTGTTGACAACATTGTGATGTCGGCTTCATTGCCAGATTCAATAATACGAACAGAGGAAAGGTTTTTATTAAAAACCATTATTCTTCCGTCGGGCATAGTTAAACCATAATATTTTTGCTCTATTGCTGGCGCTGCTTTTGTAGGTTTTGTCTTAGATGCTAACTTAGCTGCTTCGGCTTGTAGATTAATGTCTTTTAAAAATCTAGATGTAAGTTCTTGAATCCTAACACTTCGAGTAGCAGGATTTAAATCATCATTGATTTTAATTTTGGCAAGTGGGCTGTCTGGTTCGTGATCGTTACTGTTTTTACCATCACGCATGTTTTGAATTAGTTCTGTGTATTTTTGTTTAGTCTCAGGTGCAAACGCATCTGGGTTGTTAATAAACTCACGAACGTAATGAATAGGGTTTTTAAACGCAGGATCTGGCGTACCACCAACGTGAGCTAACCTTCTCTGTATATTTCCTAAATTATCCGTAGACATTTCCGATGCAAGTAACCGAACATCATAATCATTAAACTTACGTCCGTACGTACTAGATAACCACTGATGAAGGATCTCAACTCGTCGATCTGGGCGATTAATCATATTAACTGCAGCGTCCATAGCTGCAGCTTGAGGTTCCATTGCTCCAAGTGGGTTAACGTTAATTAACGAATGAGCAAACTTTCCGGGTCTTGACGCAACAAGACCATGCAACACAGACAATCCGTAATCAATTGCAGTTGGATAATGGCGTTGCTCATTTGACGTACGTTCTGAAAAGTGAGCATACGCAGCCTCTCCCAATACACCTAATGGTTGCGTTGCGCCAAATCCTAAATCCATAGCAATACGCTTGCCGACTTGATTTTTACCAACACGGGCAAATGAACTTGCTAACCTATTGGTATTGTTAATTAAGCCTGTTTGTACACCAGCTGCATCATTAAGGGCAGTCGATCGGTTGTACATCTTAACAGCTTCTTTAGCCTGAGACTTAATGTCGTTCCATAAGTTTGGCGCACCGGGAGCCATTAAGCCTAAAGTTGTTGCTGTTGAAACAAATCCACGAACTGCACCAGTAGGGTCACTGCTATTTAAAGCTTCTTCTTTACCCGCAGACATGCCACCTTGATAAATTGTGCCTACTGGATCAAAGATTGCTTCTAATCCACGAACAATCTTTTCAGAAGGAGTTACGTCTCCAGTAGTTTCCAAAGACTTAACTACATCACTTGGCTTACTCAACTGGTCACGGAAAGCACGTACACCAACAGGTGCTCCAACGGACGCTACAAGCCCTAACGTGCGACCAGTAGACGCCATCCCTACTGGTGCTAATGCTCTTGCTCCAAGTGTGCTGGTGGCGTTCATTAGCCCAATGCTGGCACGTAAGCCAGTAACTGCTACAGGAATATTTTCACCTGCAATCATGCCGTAGTTATAGCCGTCGCTCTCAGGAAATCTATTCCACGTTTTGTCTAACCAGTCGCTCATCAACAAGTTAGATCCGGGGGCTAAATCACGAATGTTCTGGCGTAAGATTTCTTCTTGATTAGCCTGTTCCTCACGCGCCTTAGCTGGATCAGTAATACCTAAATCGCGAACAGCACTTTTTGCTCGCATTTGAATGTCGTAACTTTGCGCCCAGTTAGCAGGTGTGGCAAAAAACGATTTAACACCAGAGCCAGTACCTTGTCGTGATGCTTCATACCTACTTGCAAAACTTCGCCCAGTTAACTGAGGGTCATCCGCAATAATTGGATTTTTGTAAGGCGCTTCACCTGTTTTTGCTCGCGCATAATCTTCAAGCCGTTCGTATTGATCAGTGATTGGTTTAATTAAACCAACTACACTACCAAATGTGCTTCCTAGTATTGTGTTGACATTTTCAGCTGCAGTGTTAGGCCTATTGTATTCATCAACTTCATCTTTGGTTTTTCCAAGAACGGCGTCGCGTTTGCCGTACTTAGCTCTTAAAATTGCTTCTAATTCACCAGTTGTTTTTGGCTGTATAAACGCCCAGCTGTTTCCCTTACGGACAATTAAATCAGCAAGGGTAACTGGTCGTTTTTCTTGCACATATTGTTTTGTTGTCTTGTCAAATACCGTGCGAGGCCATTCAAGAGGAATGGTCTTCCCATTTTCCACTCCACCAATAAACGTTTTGTTTAGGTCAACACGCATTTGCTTAAAGCGCCCGTGAAATGAATTGTATGTTTTGTCATCAATAGCTTTTTCTTTATACGCTTCTTGCAACAACCATTCAGTGGCAGACGATAATACAGTTGGGTCACCGGATGACAATCGTGATTCCCAATCTTTAATATGGATTTCCTTAAATTCTTCAGGGGTTCCTCGTCGAACCTTTCCATCCGGAGTAGCCACCAATGGTGAAGATATTGTTTTAAATGGCTTACCAGATGATTTTTGTAATTCAGCAATAGGAGCCTTTGATTCAGGCATTCCAGTTCGAGCAGCTTCTAATTGAGGAACTAATGCTTTTTGTCGCGCAAGTGCATCAGCTTGTTCTTTTTTACGCTTAGCTTCCAACTGTTGTCTTGTCTGCATACTGATTCCTTATTACTAACGTACTGGCTTAACCTTGAATGTTCCTAATTTAGTATCAGGCTTTAGTCCAAGTCCAGCATTTTTCTGATCTCCGCCCATGCCTCCTGCAGCTGGTGGACCCGCCGGGTCACCGTTTGGTCGTTCTGCTGGCGCAGGGCCTGAGCCGAATCCCATCCCTTTGCGTTCTTTTTCAGTTGGTTCTACATTAGCTCGATTAAAAATTTGTGCTGCATTACCAACCTCTTGAGCATATGCTCCAATTCGGTCCCCACCTGATCCTTCTGTAAATAAATTATCTCCATATTTACCCAATGCTGCAAAATATGCCTTACCAGCTTTAATTTTCTTTAAATATAAAGCCCTATATTGTGCGCCCAGCGCTTTTACTATTGGATCAGATTGTGCTTTAATTTCATCACCAAAAATAGCTGCAGCTGATGAGACTTTTGATGCTGTAATAGCAGTAAGTTGTGCTTGTATGCTGTTTAATTCTTTTTGAGTTGAATCTTGATTCCTCATAAACTCATCATTAGCAGACTTAAATACCGCACTTACGCCTGAAAGCCTAGCAGTTAACTCTGCTGCTTTGCTTGTTTTTCCAACGCCTTCATTTGTAATTTGAGCATTAAAAAATGCAATTGCATTTCGTGCTGAATCATTCCACTGTCCAGTCATATTATTAATAGTAGTAGACAAATTCTCAGGAGACGGAACACGTGCTGCAAAATTAGCAGCTATGCGTTCACGTAATGCCGGAGACAATATAACGTTACCTTTAGCGTCAACGTCTCCTGCCTCTAATAGTTTGCCATCTTCTGCGTAAACCGACTTAGTTAAAGGGACTCCAATTAATTGCTGAACAACGTCAGCCTCTGTACCCCTAGTCGTTGCAGCAGCAGCTTTTAACCATCCCGGAAACGATGCACCCTTGAAGAAGTCGGAAGACATTCGTCCTTTGTCAAATTCAAATTTTGGAGTATTTGGATCTAGTTGAAGCATAGGAGTTTTGCCGTCAGATCCTGTTGTTTTTAGTACCTTGAAAAATTCTTTTGGCTGAGTAATATGTTTAGTTGGATCAAAAGTTTTACCAATTTGATCAATTAAATCCGTGACGCTTTTAATGCCCTCTGGTCCAGCTGCAAGCACCTTACGTAATGGTGTTGGTGTATAAGCTGGGAAATGGCTATCCCAATTTTGATATGTATTCCAATCAATAGGCTTTTGCGGGTCGGTTTGCCTTATTCCTGCCGCGTTAGCCAAGTCAGAATAAGTTAAATTTGGAATAATTCCTACTTTTCCTTTAGCCGAATTGAAAACCGCATACTTACTATTGTGAGCATTTCTGATTGCAATTTGCGCTGCTTCTCGTTCAGCCATCGGCTTTGTAACATCATTTGCGATAGCCGTTTGACTGTTAATGGCGCTGTCTAATGATGTTAAATCGGCAGTCAGTTTATCCACTGTGTTCATTCGTGGAGTAGCTACGCTTACATCAAATAACTTAGCTCGGCCTTCTCGCTGTGCAGTAAAGTCGGTAAGCTGACCTGAAAGCATTTTGTTTTGCGTACGTGTTCCAGATAGATTTGCTGCAGCCTGATCTACGCCTGTTTGTGCAGAGCTAAGTTCAAGTGGTCGCAACTTACCTTTTTGCGCCCAATCATTTTTTAATTCCTTAAATGTTTCTGTTGCGCGATCTTCTTCAATTCGTTGTTTACGGATTTGATCGGTTTGCAAGCCTAACTGCAACCGCCTTTCTTCAAGCTTTTCTTTAGCTTGTTGGTCAGCAAGTGCGTTTTGATTTTTACCTTGTATAAGTTGAGCTAAACCGCCCATAAATCCAGCTGTACTAAAAGCCATAATGTATTATTCTCCCGTTTGTGGATCGCGGACAAAGTCTTTAGACCTCAATATTGCAAGTATGTTATTTGTCTGTGCTTGCGACTGACGTAAATTATTAGCAGCTTGCTGGCGTTGCTCCATACCTGTCCAGTATCCGCTAAGCATTCCCATCATTCCACCTGCTTGCTGATCTGCTAACTGCCTAGCTTGAAGCTCCTGTGCACCAATGTTTTGTGCGTCCTGTCCAAACTGACCCCATAGTCCAACGGCACCTTGTGCGCCTTGGTTAGCCATGTTGGTTCCGGCTTGTGATAAACCCATAGCTCTATCAGCAGCAGCATTAAAACGATCGCCCTTAGTAGATTCCCAGTTATTGGAAAACTGTCCGATGTTTCCTGCAATTTGAGCATCAATAGCCGCGTTTGGATTTACACCAACACCAAGACCGTATCCAGATGGACCGTATAGCCCACGAGACGCAGACCCAGTAGCCATGTTGCTACGGACGGTATCTCCTTGGCGTTGAATAATAGCGTTTGCAGCCCCAGTCCCCTTGAATACATCTGTTTCAGACAGAGGCTTCATTGCACTCTCAATGCCCATTGAGGCCATCTTGTTGGCCTGTGGTAGGTACATATTCTGTTGAGATTTACCAGTATTCATCATCTGGTTGTAATACGGGATGTAACTTTGCTTGGCAGCCATAGCTCGCTTTTGATAGTTCATCATCTGGCTTGCTTGTGGGTCCGTCATCTTTTTGATCCACGGATTTAATGCTTGTGTTACGAGTCCGCCAACAAATGGGTCAATCATAATTACCTCCTTATACTACTACTTTATTCAATAGCGCAATCCAGCCATAAGCACTAGTTGCATCACTTATTGCCAAGAACTCAATACATTCATACTGCTTGGACAAACTAGCAAAACCACCGTTACTCCACAATGTATCAAGTGACATTACCGTAAACGACACGGTAGCTGCCGTTACGTCTGTTTTAATAAACTTTATTGATCTACCAACATATCCTGCAGCCGACGGAAGAGTAAGCGTAAATGACGCTACCGTCGCATCACATAAGATTATTGACGGAGCAAAATTTACATCACTAGTCGCATTGACATATTCTATCTGACAAGACGATGGTGAATATGGAACAACAGGCAAGCCATTATATTCACTTGACTGTAATACAACCGCACTTTTGCCCGGACCTAAACGAGTAGACGGGATATCCCTATAGGGTTCAATTACAACTGGGGTTGATGGTGTAGACATTTAGCTTCTCGGTGTATTTCCTTCAGTGGTTAATGCATGTATGGCAAACATTTTCCACTTAGTGTTTGTAGTCGCTGACAACTTTATATCAAATGTTTGTTGATCTGCAGTCCTGCTAATACTCCTAATTGAAATGACCTTATCTGTATTATTTGGAAATCTAAATGTTCCGCCTGTCGTATATCCTTTTTGTCCAGTAATTAACCATGTTGAATATATTGGAGCGTCAGTTTGCAAATTTT